GGGTGGTGCAGGTGGTGCAGGTGGTGGCGGATTCGTCATCTTAGCTTGGACTGAGGGGTACTAAATCATGAAATACGCATGGATCGAAAACAGCACAATCCGCGACATCGCACCCGGTAATCCCGCGGAGCTTTATCACTCTGACATCGCAGCTTTCTACAGCACGCAAGTCCCAAACGAGGCGCAACAGGGCGACACGTTTGAGGATGGCGTACTGACGTCCAAACCCGCACCAGTGTATGTAGCGCCTGAGCCAGTAGCGCCCAAGCCACCAAAGGTTTCGGTCATTGAGTACAAGCTGCTGTTTACCTCTGCCGAACGAATTGCAACCAAAGCAAGTCTAGACCCAGTGATTATTGACTTACAAGAGTTGATGAATGATCCACGTACTCAGAACGTCGATCTATCGCTGAAGTCAGTTCAGGACGCGCTGGACTACATGACCGCGATTGGTATTCTGGCTGAAGGTCGCAAGGCAGAGATTCTCACTGGAGAGATCAAGTGAGTTACATTGGTAATAATCCAACATCGCCAGCGGTATTATCTCGTCATTACGTACTAGATACTATCGTTTTTAATGGAATTAACGATACATTTACGCTTAGCGTAGATGCAGTTCCGCAGAATATAGTAGATCCTGCAAACTGCATTATTACAATCAACGGAGTACTACAGTCTCCGGAAGTAGCTTATAACATTTCTGGCACTACGATCGTATTCACTTCTGTTCCGGAGTCCGGTTCTAGTTTCTCGGGTATCATTCTTGGGTCTAGTTATCAGACTAATATTCCGATCGAAGGCTCGATCGGAGAAGCACAACTTCAGTTTGGATCGGTTAATCTGGCCGGAGATAAAGTGACCGGTGTATTGCCGATCGCAAATGGCGGCACTGGTTCTTCGAGCAACACCATCGTCACTTCTGTCAACGGCGCTTCGGGTGCGATTACTAATCCTAGAGCAGGATCGCTTAAATCTGCTACTACTGATATTGATGTGATGGCGTCAGCTGCGCCAACGGCTGGTCAGGTGCTAACAGCATCTAGCTCGACGACTGCCAGCTGGCAAACACCATTTGTAGCTACTGATGCCAAATGGACAGCTATTACTTCAACTGGTACTTATACTGTTCCAGCCAATATTAGTAGCATCCGGTGTTATGCCCTTGGCGCTGGTGGTAACGGCGGGGCATACACAGGAAATTTAAATGGAAATGGTGGGGGGGGCGGGGGCGGGGGGGGTATGGCCTATGGCGACATAGCCGTAACGGCTGGTCAATCGGTAACTGTCACCATCAGCGCTGGCGTATCTACCGTGACCATCGGAGGCACAACTTATCTCACAGCCAATCCCGGCGGTAGCGGCGGTAGCGGGGCAATACCCGTAGCGGGTGGCACAGCAGGCACGGCATCTAAACACGCATCAGTGACCAGTGGCGGCGCATATTCAGGCGCCAGTGGCGCCGGGTTTAACACCTCAGATGTATACGGGTGCAGCGGAGGCAGCAGCGGTTCGCCACTTGGTGCAGGTCGTGCTGGCGCGTCTGCAGCAGGTGGTGCAGGATGGGGTGCAGCAGCAACTATTGGCGAGAGAGCTGGTGCTGGGACCGGAGGCGCAGGGGGTGGAGGGCAGGGAGGAGGGGCGGGTGGAGCGGCTTCTGCAAGCTACCGAAGCCCTGGCGTCGGTCGCGATATTACAAATGCATATACAGACCCACTACTAGTGCATTGCACGTCACCGGGCGGTGTTGGCTCGAGCTATATTTCAGGCACTTTTATGCCGCCGGGACATGCCGGCCCTGGCGGCGGCGGCGGCGAGTTAAGTGGAAATACATCGGGTCGCGCAGGCAATGGTGGTTTTGGTGGTGGCGGTGGTGGTGCAGGTTACAGCAGTGTTACAGCATTTGGTGGCAATGGTGGTTTTGGTGGTGGCGGTGGATCTGCACAATGCCCGTCTACTGCCGGTGTCGGAGTTGGCGGTAACGGCGGTAACGGTGGTGGTGGTGGTGGTGCTACCGGTGGTACGTCGGCTACTGGCGGCACCGGTGGTGCCGCCATCGTCTTAATTTACGCATAAGGATTAATAATATGAAACATGCATATATTGAAAACGGCATTGTTAAAGAGGTTGCTCGCGTTGACCCGTTTAGCATTTTTAGACACGGTTACGCATCCCTTTTTGTTCAATGCCCTGACGAAGTTGAGCCAGGTTGGCGTCATGACGGTGATACATTTGAGAGCCAGCTTATAGTAGCAGCTACGATCGTGCCGCAATCCGTTTCTATGCGCCAAGCAGAACTTGCGTTATTCGCTGCAGATCTGCTAGGAGATATCGAAGCATTAGTTTTAACTCTTCCAAAAACAGATCAGATTACTTGGAACAGAGCATCTTCTGTCGAGCGTAATAATCCACTAGTCAAATACGTACAGACAGTTAAATCAATGACAGATCTGCAGATCGACGAACTATTCATCGCGGCGGCCAAATTGTAATTCTTGCTTTCTCGAGTATGATTAAATAATACTAAACATACTCTGGATTCATGAATGCTAAATTATTTCTTTCAGATTGTGCCTATTATTCTTGGCGTAATCGCTGTACTTGCTTGTTCGTATAGAGCAACAAAAGATCGAAGAAGGTCCGATCGCATAGCGATGCTACTTTCCATGGTAGCATCGCTAATCATGATTGTTGCGCAAACTTCTTGGTGGGTTACCTACGCAATAGAAGGCAACTTGCTCGGCACGGTTTTCGCTAATCATCTCTGGACGGTATTTAACTCTTTGGTAATGATAATCTTTATCATCTCTGCTCAACCGTGGCGCAAATATGATTAATAATTTACTGCCGGAAGACACTCGTCTGGCAGAAATTTGTTCTGCCATCACCATATTCTGCATGGGCCTGCTAATTAGTTCAGGTCGTATGACAACATTCTCTTATACAGAGTTATACGTCATACAGCGCGAAGAATTTTGGGCTACAATATTTTTGATCTTTGGATTCGTCCAACTAGTATCTCTGATTCAGTATTATAAGTTTGAAGTACTTCGATGTTTCACTTCTCTCATTTGCGGCTGTTTTCTGATATGGATCAGCTTAGGAACTACGGTGTGGGACATTCAGCTAACTGATATCGCTACATTTGTTCTAGGGTTCAGCAATCTGTACTCGTTCATAATTAACTCTGTACAGATCGGCAAAAAATGGGAGAAATAATAACTCTGATAACTGCGTTAAAAGAATTTCCGGCCACAGTTACAGCGATAATCGCTCTGGTTGCAATTTTCATAACATTTTATCTTCGTATTAAAGATGCTGACATACAGGGAGTGACCACTCTTTCTAAAGTTCAGAATGAAAAACTGATTACTCTAATGAATCAGAATGAGCAGCTTCTCACCTCGGTATCTACACTACAATCACAAGTACAGACACTACATTCTCAGATGAACTCCGATGCAGACGAACATCGTGCACGATTAGAACAGACTTATAAGTCTATAGACGAAATGAGACATAGAATAACAGAACTCGAAGATCTGGTTAGACACTATCAGATCAATCACGAATATTGTTCAGTTTCCGCTTGCCCTAATAGGAAATAATAGTGTTTAAACAGACAATTTCTGATAAAGCTAATAGTATTTTCGGAGCGTTGAAGACTGGAACGTCGTTTGCCGCGGCGTCGATGTTCCAGCATGGCTTAGAATCGATTAGCGCCAGATCTCCTTTAGCGTCAAGATTTATATCAAAAGTACAGTCGCACGTACAAGCAACCAAAGATCTGCAATCTCTTCGCAACACGCAAGCTTCCGAGTATTTACGCAAATCTCCAGATAAAAAGTTTGAAGAATCAGTAAAAGCAGATAAGCCAAAAGCCAGTTCAGATAGAATTCATTCTGACATGGTCGCAATACTGACCAAGATCAGAGGAATGGTCGACACTCAAGACAAAGAAATTGTCAAGCAGTCAGACATTTATAAAAAGTACGGAAAGTACTTTGAAGATTTTACAAAAAGTTTAGCGAATAAACCAGACAAGAATTCTAGCACCGCTAGTCAATCAGAAGCGCCGAAGAGAGAGCAACTCGCTCAAAGAAATTCTGCGCATGATCCTGTTCTAGATGATATCGAGACAAATACCAAGAACACTGCAGAAGCGATCGACGCGCTGAAATCAGAATCTAAGACTGGGCCGGCGAAATCATTTAAAGAATCTGTTTCTGCGGTCGAAGCGGATCTGATTAAAAACATTTTCAATGAATCGGTTGTAGAAAACATAGCAAATAAGACTAAGAATCTATTTTCTAAAAAGACTTCGATATCTACTACAGAAAACAATCCAATCTCGACATTCACTGCTAATTCTGAAAATGCGTCTACTTCTGTAAGCAAAATTATAAACCGGAACAATCTGACACAGAATAATCCGGTTAGTAATTTTGCAGGTCCTGATGATAGAATTAACATCAAGCCGGTCAACTTAACTAGTGTAGCCGATCCTGATTCTAGAATCAACATTAATCCTTTAGATCGAGTCACAGACCCTGATGCTACGGTAAAACTGAAACCAGCTAGTCTGTCTGATGTAGCAGACCCTGATGCTACGGTAAAACTGAAACCAGCTAGTCTGTCTGATGTAGCAGATCCTGACGCTACAGTAAAACTTAATCCTAAAATGAGTTCTGTAGCAGACCCTGATGCTACGGTAAAACTGAAGCCAGCTAGTCTGTCTGATGTAGCAGATCCTGACGCTACAGTAAAACTTAAACCAGCGTCAGCTACGACTGCGTTACCTGCTAAAAACGCTACTCTCGAGCAGATTGAAAAGAATACCAAAGAGACAGTAGACGCGATAAAAAGCACTAAGAGCTCGAGCAATCAAGCGCAACAATCTGGCCCTGCTACAATAAAGGGCGCGATCGACTCTACTGGTGCGAATATAATCACCAAGCTTTTTGACGAAGACACGATTGATAAAATAACCAAAAAGACTAAATCGTTTTTCTCGTCTAAAAAGAAAAACTCTGAAGAAGCTTCCGAGGAAAATACAGAAGAAAAACCGGCGTCCGATATCGTTGCCGAGTTAAAAACTGTTAATGAGAATCTGTTAAAATTAGATAAATCTTCTGAAGAGAAATCAGAAGAATCAAAATCAAAAACTCAAAAAGAAGCTAAACCAGAAGCTAAAGAAGAAAAGACAGATCCAACCGCAGAAAAGAAATCTGGAAGTTCTTTATTTGACATGGCCAAAGACAAGCTGATGTCCAAGGGTCTAAATGCTGCCAAGGGTCTGATAGGAAAATACTTGCCGGGTGCCGCTGGTAGAGCATTAACGACGGTCGCGACATCTGCAATGCCCGCTGCCGCTTCTGGTGCCGCGTCCGGAGCTAGCTCGTTTCTTTCTGGAGCAGGATCGCTGCTTTCAAAAGGTGTCGGCGCCGCCATGAGATTGGCAAACCCATTCACTAAAGTTGCTGCTGCCGGTGCTGCCGGTTATGCTCTGGGCAACAAAGTCATTAATCCTCTTATAAATAAAGGATTGACTGCCGCGACCGGTAAAGACACTACTCTGGGTGGTTGGATCTATGATAAAATGCATCCAGAAGAAGCCGAAGCTGCGAAAACAGAACAGTCGAAAATGCCTAAAGCTTCGATTGCTCCGGTCAATCCTAAACAGAGCGAAAGAGTGAAAAAGCTTGAAGAAAAGAAAAGTAACATTAATGCTGAAAAAGAAGCGAAAAAACAACAACCGATTATTGTTAACAATACTACTAATACGTCGAGCGGCGGTCAGAGTTCGCCTACTCTAATTGTCGATTCTGCTATCAGAAATAAAGACTCCACGTTTGAAAGAGTTCAGATGCAAAACTATTGGTCTAGAAGCGTTTAAGGAATAAAAATGTCAATACACTCACGCGCCGATCTAATCGAATACGCTCTAAGAAAACTCGGAAAACCCGTCATTAACATCGAAGTAGATACGTCTCAAGCAGAAGACAGAGTCGACGAAGCTTTACAATTCTTTCAAGATTTTCACTATGACGGAACCGAACGAATTTATCTAAAACATCAGATTGTCGGTTCTCAAATACTTGTTGCTTCTAATGCTGGGTTTCAGCTTGGCGAAACAGTAATCGGAACCGCTGGCAGCAAATTTAAAATAGATCTGCTAGAGACTGGAAAGTTCATAACCAAATCTGTATATGATTCGACGGGTCTAGACAACGCGACATTCACTGTCGGAGAAGTGTTAACCGGTCAGACCTCGGGATCTGTGACTACTTTTACATCAAAAGTGGTTGGCGACATCGAAAACCGTTGCGTACATATATCAGACATGGTAACGGGTGTAATTCGCGCTGTGCCATGGCAAATGTCTAATACTGGCAATAATTACTTTGATCCGAAGTATCAGGCCATCATGTCGACGTTTCAGAATCTTGCCAGTTCTGGTCTGATTTACTACAATCAGCTGATGTCTCATTTATCTCTGATGGATCAAGTTCTGCGACCTATCGACTCGCTTCGTTTCAATCGCAAAGCTAGCATGATTTATCTAGATCTAGACTGGACTACGACAGAACTAGGCTCATTCATACTATTTGAAGTGTATAGAATTCTAGACCCAGAGGTGTTCATCGAGATTTATAATGATCGTATGCTAAAGAAGTTAGTAACTGCGAAAATAAAGTATCAGTGGGCTACAAATTGTCAGAAATATTCTGGCATCCAATTGCTGGGCGGCGTTACTATTGATTCTACCACCTTGATGGCACAGGCGGTCGCAGAGCTAGAATCGGCCGAAGACGAAATTCGCGAAAACTATCAGGAACTTGCTATCGGATTTTTAGCATGAAGACGCCATATTTTTATATTATTGAACATAAAGAGACTGGGGTCAAGTACGCCGGATCAAAGTGGGCTAAGAATGCTAATCCAAATAATTTTATGACAGAACGTGGTCATCAAACTAGTTCGAACACTATCAAAAAATTAATTAAATCAGAAGGTCTGCAATCGTTTGAGGTAATAGAAATTATAAAATTAGAAGAATTGAATATTCCATTTGGCTGCCAAACTATTGATGAGTACGAATCATGGTTTCTAGAAACTAATGATTGTGCAAAATCTAAAGACTGGTACAACATGGTTCCGCCTTGGAGTGCTGCATTCGGCACTGAAGAATTTTATAAAAATATGGTGAATAAACATGGAGTAAAATATCCAGGGCAGATGCAAACACATGTAGAAAAAAATAAAGCTACTTGTAATGCTAAATATGGAGTAGATAATTATTTCAGCACCGAAGAATCGAAAAACAAACTATTAGATTATATTCATGCTTTTGATGAAGACGCAACTAATCTGTTTCAGCTGGAAGTTGTTAAAGAAAAAAGTAAAGCTACATGTCTGTCTAATCATGGCGTAGAACACCCAGCGCAGTCTGATATTTTGTTTAGAAAAATGCAAGATTCATTATTTGAAAATCATGGTGTGAAAAGCCCAATGCAATCAATTAAATTAAAAGAAGCTCATAGAAATTCTTGTAAGTCTTCTCTTGGAGTTGAAAGCCCGATGCAATCAGAAAAAGTTGTTGCAAAATATAGAACTAATTATTTCAATAAATACGGAGTTGACTATCCTTCTAAAGTAAAATTTTACTGTGAAGAATGTGATAGAACTAGCACTGGAATTAGTAACATTACTAGACATCATAAAAGCCATAAAGGAGTTTCGCTGTTACTTCCAAATGGTGCAGTTTCATACACTAAACATTTGAGTGAAACGTAATATGACTATTAATTCTTATTTTCATGCATCTTCAATAGGATATGAAGCTGAGCAGAATCTTTATGAATCAATTTTTATAGAATCTATACAGATTTCTGGGCAAAATTACTTTTATATTCCTAGAACTCTTAATAAAATAGATCAGATTTTCGGAGAAGACGTTCTATCTAGTTTTGATGCATATGTTGAGATCGAAATGTATCTTATGGATTTTACTGGTTATGCTGGTGAATCTGAAATGATGTCAAAGTTCGGTATGGAAATACGTGATACGGCGTCGTTTACTATTTCCAGAAAACGCTATACTGAGACAGTAGTTCCAATTCTGCCGGCTAACAGAGATGATTCACTTAAATGGCGTCCTAATGAAGGTGACTTGATTTATTCTAAGTTTAGCAAATCTCTATTTGTTATTAAATTTGTAGAAGATGAATCGACATTCTATCAGCTAAAATATAAACCGGGTTGGATATTGCGTTGCGAGTTGGTCATTCTTAATAACGAAAAGTTCGACACCGGTAATGCCGATATAGATCAAGTTTTCGGCACTAATTTAAATAGATTAGACAATGTTATGTTGACAGAGAGTGGGTCTGATATAGTTCTAGAAGACGGAGGAACTTTAATCGTTGAAGAATACGTCGAATCTAAACAACCAGATGACATGTCAGGTTATGGCGATAATTCTAAATTTAAGCAAGAGTTTCTTAACATAATGCAATTCGATCCTAACGATCCATTTAGATCACTATGAAAACCGCAGTACCCTTTTATCATGCTACTACGCGTAACTTAGTTATAGCCTTCGGTGGTCTGTTTGGCAATATCTTTATTAGAAATAGAGATGCAGACGGAGTGACACAGAAAATTGTCAAGTGCCCAATATCTTTAGCAAATAAAGAAAAGTTTATCGTCAGATTACAACAAGATCCAGGTCTTAACGAAGATACACAGATAACACTGCCGCGTCTTTCATTTGAAATTACTGGCTTTGATTACGATCAATCTAGACAGCTAAATAAAATTCATAAGACGGTATCAAATTTAGCCGACAGAACTGTTTTCTCATATGCTCCGGTTCCGTATAACTTGACTTTTAATCTGTACTCGTATACAGTTACTAATGAAGATAACTATCAGATCATGGAACAAATACTCCCGTATTTCAGCCCAGATATGAATTTGTCTATCAAAATGATGCAGTCACCGCTTCTGGTGCAAGACGTTCCGCTTATTCTTAATTCTGTCAGCGCCGACGATTCGTTCGAAGGTAGCTTTGAAGACAGAAGATATATCATTACGACGTACATGTTTACAATGAGAGCATACTATTATGCTCCGGTTCTAGGGTCAATAGATCCAGAAAAGCATTTTGCCGATGGAGAAGAATCTAAAGTTATTAAACATGTTCAGACGATCGTCAATGGTCAGATTAAATACTCAGCTATAGTTGATCCATTTGCCGCAAACTCAGAAGACGTATATGTCATCAACGAGAGCTGGACCGATGTAACTCCTCCGGGATAAATTATGACAACACCGATGATGAATAAAAACTTGAGTGATATTTTTGACATTGAGCTTCAGACGACCGATAAATCTGTAGAAGAGATCAAAGCGGCCGCTCAAGCTAAAGACATAGATTCGTTAGAAAAACAGCGCAACTATGTCAAAGCAAATCTGGTCAAGTTAATAGAACGTGGAATGTCATCTCTGGAAGATCTAAACATTATAGCGAATTCTTCTGAAAAATCTAGAGACTACGAAGTCATGTCAACTCTTATTAAGACATTAGTAGACACTAATATAGAACTGCTGAATGCAGAAGTGGTGCATAAACCCAAAGTCTCGATGGACGCTAAACAAGAAGCAGGAACGATAAACAATAATACTGTTTTTGTTGGCTCGACGAAAGATTTGGCATCGTATTTAAATGCAAATATCATAGACATTAAATAATAGAAACACAACTTAATAGATGGTAGACATGACTAAAACTCTAAGAGAAAAGTATTTTTCTAACGAAATTCTAAAGATCGGCGACGTAGTCGAAGACTCGTCTACAGGTGAATCACTGAAAATCATAGATCGCGGATCAAACTATATTACTGTTGATGGCCCGCGCGGAGTGTGCAAAAAATGGCTTAATGAAGTCAAGACGACAGTAGAAGATTCTCCGGAAAAAGATTTTACACTAACCGAGTCTGGTCAGATTAAGTTGTTCGGCTACGAGACGCGTGGATTTGACTCCGAATTATCTGAGTTTGTTTTGGAACAATTTTCTGAGTTTGATGATCTATATTCTAAGCATCAGATCATCAAGTTGCTTGACTCTGCGCTTTCCGAGTCCGATCTGAACAAGCAATATGAATTGCTAGAACGTGTTTCTAATTTGTACAGTAAACAGACTGTCAAAGAACCAATCTTGATCGAGGGTATGAAAAATGATCTAGAGCGTAAGCGAATCGCAGAGATTTTAGCTACCGTCGCTGGTTCCGAAGTTGATAAATCTGTCTATAAGACTGCCACCAATGCAGTCGCAGCTCTAAAAGCTAAATATACCAAGCGCACACAATGGGAAGTGCTATGGCCATTTTTGAAATTAGCTAAGTCTGCGGGAATTGCTGGAATTACGCAAAATCTGCCATTCAATCTAGACGTTAAAAACTCTGAAGAGCTCAAGACCGGAGTTCTTCATGAAGAGCTGATTCAGTTGTTAGAAGACAATTTTGAAGAGCTAGTAGAATCTCTAGAAGAAGAAGATTTGGTTGAAGCGTTCGATGATTCGGATACCACTGATGAACTTTTATTCGAAGTTTTATCATACGAGACCAGAGTTAAGCTTGGCATGATGATGAAAGCGCATAAAGCTAATTTGGCAACCAAAAGAGCACGTGCTCTAACGCGTGGAGTAACTACTGACGTATTACAATCTAGAGCTAGAAGACTTGCGGAAGTAATGCTTAAGCGCAGAATGTTTCGTAAAGCTCCGGCCGATATGACGCGGCAAGAAAAAGAACGTTTCGAGAAGGGCGCAAGTCGTCGTAAAGCAATTGTCGCAAAGCTAGCTCAGCGTCTGATCGGCCGCGTCAGAATGATGCAGAGTACCAGAATGCATTCTCAACACACTCAACCAGCGGTCTCTCAACAATCGCACACTGGTAGCACACAACTCGGAGCATCATGAAAACATTTAGACAATACTTAGCCGAAGCTTCTGAAGTAGACGGGAAACTTCGCCACCTCACCCATATTGAAGATCTCGGAATAGATAATGGCCACGAAGGTGTCAAGCATGCTGTAGATTCGCTGAAGAAAACTAAAGAACACGTTGAATCTGGTAAACAAGATAGCTCTACAACAGAGAAGTGGGACGGATGCGTGCATGGCGATACATTAATAGTTACAAAAAGCGGATTGAAGAAAATATCTGAATTGACAGAAGATGATTATGTTAAATGTTATGATACTGACACAAACAAATACTCATTCTACAGAAATAGTAATCCAACTAGTTCGGCTGGAAAGAAAAGATTTGTGAAAC